TAAAGACTATGGAACTTCTAAAGAAGGATACGAAGCCATGTCCCAAATGTGGAACAGTCATACAGAAACTAAGTGGGTGTTCTCAGATGTGGTGTCCAGATTGCCACACAGCCTTTGATTGGCGCACTGGTCAGATTGAGACGGGTCGCATTCACAACCCCCATTATATGGAGTTTAAGAGGGGTCGGATCTCATCAAGAGAACACGCAGACATACCATGCGGTGGTGTACCATCTTTTAGAGAGCTGCGACAAATAAACGCACCCGATGACGTCATGCGTTTTGCGATGGTACTTTACCAACTTGACAGAGATCTCATATACAGATACGGTGATATGTACGATGGGGATAATCAATATCTTCGTGTTGCCTACATGTTGAATGAACTAGAAGAAGATAAGTTTAAGAAGGAACTCCAAAGACGAGACAAACAACGGGAGAAATACAGGGACATTAACAATATATTTAGAATGGTCATAGATACAGGAGGGGATCTCCTAAGACAGTATGTACTTGAACCCGATAGAGTTGATGAAATCATAGATATAGGATTAAAACTTGTAGATTATGCGAATGATGTCATGAAGACCATTCGGACAAGATACAATTGTCTGGTTCCCTACAATATTAATCTTTTCTAAAAGTAAGATGCTACGATTTGTACTCCTCGCCATTTTAGCGATTGCCCTTATATACGAGAAGGTAAATATTACAGACGAAGTCGCGGGTTCTAAGAATTTCCATCTCAGTGGTGGTACCTCAAAGCAGATGTATCTCCTTATGCATAGAAACGGAATGAAACAAGAAGATCTCAAAAAGTTCGTGCAATTGGAGGATCGTTTTCTTCAAATTGAACGAAATTCGGTGTGTTCAGGAATATCTTATATTGTCGAAGCGACAACTCTTTCGAACTTAATAAAGGACCTTTTTCCAAGCTACAATTTTGCGTATCACACAATTCATCTCAAGCAGGTGGCTGAACCAACTAAATCTGTGAACTCACGAGTAACATGTTCATGAGATTCCAAACAAGCATTTTATGCTTTGGACTCTCAATCTTAATGTAATTCTTAATGATATACATGATGAGTCCGTTATCATCTGACTCATGATTTTCTAGTAAGTATTTCACAGGATCTGGAGCTGTTGCGAAATCGTCATTGATTTTATATTGAAGTTCAAGTTCGCACATTAGCTTTTCACTCCGCCTTCCTTTACGAATGTAATCAGCGATTATATAAATTAATCCATCTAAAAACTCTTCGATGGCCATATCAATCCAAGAGTTTTGAGGTGTTCCCCATTCCGTCGTGTCGGAATCAACAATCACACCATGACCATATCGCTTCTTTCCGATCTCAAGTCGTTTGGTGATTTGTTCTGTGATTGATTCCATGTCTAGTTACGATTAGTTCTTTTTCCTTAAGTTTATCCAAGTCTTTTTATAATTTACAAGTTGTTTCATGGTTGGACCACGAGTCATAATATAGTTCGTCGCGGCATTTCTATATTGTGGGATCAAGTTCCGTGGTACACCGTTCACATTCAATTGATTCATGATAATCTTCTTTTCCAAGTTGCGACCTCTCTCCACTTTCCATTGGTTTACGACTCGTTTTTTAAGGCTGTCCACATCCCGTTTAAATGGAATACCTGTTTTATTCCCATTCTTCAATTTATTGAGTTCGGTTTTCATCATCCTCACATCATTATTGAGAGAAGGCATGACATTCTTGTAACGGGACATCCACCGCTTACCATAAAGTTTCAAGATGTCTTTACGAATTGTGTTTTCATTGAGACCTCTCCTTTTCATGACCTCTTCTCGTTTTGTATTCTTCTTTTTCTGTGTGACTTCTTTTCTTGTGGGTTTTGGTGGTGGTTTTGGTTTGGGTGCCGCCAATACATTGCGCGCCTTTTCAATCTTTTTACAGAGAGATTCTTTGGTTTCCTTCTCATCCAATTTGATATTGAGAATACCCGCTACACGAAGAAGTTCCGTTTTGCTATAACCCGTACAAGTCGCCCTACCAACTCTAAATGTATTACCTGAACCCGAAAGTGTTACATTCTTTTTCTTATTGGTATTTCTGAAAGTGGCGGTTTTCACATTTGAGATCTTCTTAATCTTTTCACAGATTTCTCCCTTCTTAGTTGACATTGTGATCCCAACGACACCCATCTTCTTCGCGAGATCCACGAGTTCTGTTTTTGAGAGACGCATACATTGTTTACTATCAATTCTGAGAGCAGCCTTTTGATTCTTACTCAAAACAGTGGTACGAGTCTTTTTTGTTGGTGTCGTCTTACCCTTTACGAGCTTCTTTGGAACTGCCGCTGTGAGTACGATATCCCCCCTTTCATACATCATCTTGACGAGTTCAGCACCATCGGTGTAAGAAACAAGCATTTCAGCGGGTGTTGGCGCACCCGATATTTGAACATTCCCACTCTTTGCGATAATGTATTTGTGACCCTTGTATGTGGCATACATGAATGGAGAAATATCTGGTTCATAACTCACATAGCTGACACCATACTTTGTCATCATGTTTCGTGTGAGTGTACCCATGTCCTTGAAAATGCCATTGACTCTGAATTGCCCACTGAGATTGTTGTATTCAAATGGTGTGTAAAGGAACGCTTCACGCTCGCTATAAGTATTTACCATAAAACGACGAATGAGTTCTGGTTGGTTTGAGATATTTGTTCCTATAAATCCACCCGAAAAGCGAATCTTACCATTTTTGTAAAAGTTTACAGTTGCACCTTTGGATTCCGTTCCATCCGATACAACAACTTTAATCTGAACTGTAAAGAAGTTTTTATTGATATCACCCTTCTTTCCATACTCCTTCGTGTGTGAGAACCCTGTCTCAAATCTCCCATAAACACCGTTAATCTCTTTTGTGTCTATATAAAGACCCTCGCCAATAGGAGTTTTTGGGAGTGGTGTTTTGAGAAGGATTTTTTTGAGATTGATGCGTGTCTCTGAAGTGAACTTCTTATTTACGGTTGCATTAAACATACCTGGATTTAATTTGCTAACACTAAATGTAAGATTGACTGGTTTGGGTGGTGATGGTTGTCCAACCATTGCGATAATGTTATCGATATTGTCATTGTTGTTTGAATCGCTGACATCTAAAAACTGTGCAAATTCACCATAATTGGTATTGTTAATTATATTTTTTTCCAAACGTGGTGGAAAAGCCATCTCAGCTTCAATTTCCCGAACCAATGCATTATTTGACGCGGTTGTAGAGACAGAGCTTGGGCTGTTCGTGGGACGTACCTCTATCCCCGACTGCCTCACAAAGTCTCTGGGTGACTGGCTCATATTACTATTGCGTGGTATTTTTTTTTAGTAATCATCGGTGAAGCCCAGACTTTCTTCAACTACATCAAGTCCATAGACGACGGGCTGTCTGGGGTATACCCGACCCTTGTAGTTGACGACTTCTTCTCTCACTTCAATGTCACGGGAACTGAACGGACCCGCATAGAAGTCTTGATTGAACTTGGGCTTGCCAAGGTTGTTCGCTTGACAGTGTTGGTTGAAAACCTGGATGAAGAGCTTCTGAGGTACAAACGCGTCTTTGCCGAAGACGATGTTTGTAGATTCCAGGAAGTTGTGGAGAGTACTCGCAACCATAGCGACCTGCTTCTGGATTTTCTTGAAATAGTCGGGAACTACGTTCCAGATATCTTTGTCCCTATATTTGTTTGAGTAATCAAGGTACGCCTTGATACACTTGAGTAAAATGATTGGTAACTCACGATTCAACTTCTCGTCAAGTTGTGGATCGGCATCCCTCACTTGTTTGGAAAAGTTCCATGGAAGAATACGGCGAAGAACGGAGCCTGAGTTATCTTTCCAATTGGGAACTTCATTCCCACCCAGAACACCTGGAACAGTCCACTCGATGGAGACCGCAGTTTTGTTTTTGACGGCAACAGAGACATCCTCCCCTGAAACCATAGACTGGAACTCCGCCTGTTCGAGAGCGAGGTCTCCCTTCACTTCTGGTGCGATGAACATGAAGGAATCCTTGATCGCCGAGAGACCGAACTTCTTCTCGATGTTGTTTGAAAGGGTGCCAACGTCTTCGTTTTCATAAAACTTCTTGAAAACTTTGGTAATGAGGGTAGACTTCCCGGACCGAGCGATCCCCTTAAAAAATGGAATGATCTGCCACCCATCTAACTCCCCAATATCAAAACACAAACGCCCACCCATCACATACGCCCAGTTACACACCTCATCTTCGAACTGCTGGTACTTGAGGATTGAATCGAACCAGGGGGTTGGAATATCTTGCCATCTCTCTACGTGTGAGAAGTCATCAAACTGTTGATCAAAATACTTACACGCGATGATTGTTGGGTCAAGGCAACGAAATTCGCGACTGTCATATGGGTAAAAGCAGCAATCATAGACGCCACGATCTGGAATCCACTCCTTACCTACAAACACACCATTTTTGAAACTCCAAACATGACGACGCTTGGTAATCTCCGGAAACTGAGCGTCGTGGCACTTGCTTAAATTATCAATGACATCGCGAAACACACTACCTCTGCTTGTAAAGTGTTTCCATGTAATGAAGTCATCGTCCTTCTGTGCCAGTGAATAAATAAACTGTTCAATACTAAACTTTGGTTGCCACGCACGCGTACGATGTCCCTCAACGGTTCTAATTTCTTCGCAGCACTGTCCCTTGTATCGGCGATACCCAGACTTGTATGTCTGATCAAGCGAGTACAAAAGACATTTTTGAAATGGGGTTGAGTTCTCAATTTCATCTTCGTCCATAGTAGAAGGATCGCCTGAATTGCTGAACTGTGGTTGTGCGGTAGGATTGTCTACCCTCTCAAACGATGTGTAGTGGCGACGGATATTGTCGTAACCATCACTCAGTTGTTTTAACACATTGTTAATTCGCCGCACGATAGTCATACCATCATCGTTGGGTTCGAGTTTGTGAATCTTTAAGTCTCGCGAATGGTTTTTAACATTAATTAGGAAGGTTCTCTGTCGGTCGCGGTTACCTTTAATGGCGAGAATGTCAATTTGAGCTGGGATTGGGTTTCCAGACTCGTCGAAATATTCGGGGTGGATAAATTGCCTATATCCCAACTCTCTGGCATTTCGAAAGTCGTTCGTCTTGAGAGACCACGCCTGTTCAAATCTATCGACAACATCGAGAACCTGTTCTTCTTTCATTGATTGGATATGCTGCTTCTGAAGTTCAACGAGAGCTTCGTACTTATTAGGTTCCTTATCAATGAAATGGGTGTGCTCCATTTCTATTTATTGAGATACGATTTTTGTTTCTAAGCTGATTTTGAGGACTGTATTTTGGCAAGCATCTTTATGAGAATCTTATTTTGGGTTTCTAATTGGTAACAAAGATTTACCAGGGCAGAGCAAATAGTATCCCCGTCTGGGGTCGCGAGAAGGGATGTCATGAGACCCGCGATATCCATACCTTCATCTTCATCTTCTTGGAAGAAATCTTCATCTTCACCCTCGGACATGAGCATTTCTTCTTCGTCGGATACAATCTCACCTTCTTCTATTTCATCAGCTGATTCTTCATCCTCAGGACGAGACGACATTTAAACTAGACTGAGAAAAATTGATTTTGAAATTTTCGCACCAGTGCGATTTCAGCCAGAAAAAAAATCTTGCTATATAGTACAAAAACTCTCACAATGGCCGGTGGTCTCATGCAACTTGTCGCTTACGGCGCCCAAGACGTCTACTTGACTGGTAACCCAAAGGTTACCTTCTTCCAAGCTGTC